GAACTGCGGCACCACGTAGAAGTTAGGCACCGAGGTGTAGCCGGCGCCAGGATTAACCATGGTCACTGAAGTGATGGCGCCGCCGGCCGTCAGAGCTGCCACTGCGGTAGCCTGAATGCCTCCGGGGGGCGGCGGATCGATCAGGATGGTGGGCGGTGTCACGAAGCCGGAACCGGCTTGGGTAACGGTCGCGGTGCCGCCTGCGGTCCCAACCGCCCCGCCGATGATGGCATAGCCTTTGGCTTGGATACCGGAGGCCGGGGCCGCGATGGTGACCGTGCAGCCGGTCTGGGTGGGGCCGATGCCGTTGGTCCCCACCGTCCCAGGAGTCGTAATCGAAGCCCCTTGCACCACGCCCGACATGTTGATGATGCGCCAGTTGTAGCCGTCCACCGCCATGGCGAAAGTAGGAGCGCCGGCCGTGGACATGTTGCGCCAGGACCATTGCACCGGGTCCCACCACTGTAGGATGGTCTGCCCACCCAAGGTGATTAGGTAGTTTCCCGGGGGCAGGTAGGAATAGGCCCCGCCGGGAAGCGAAATCGGGAATGAACCCGCCTGGTTGAATGGAAATGCGCCACCGAGTCTCATGGGTTCACCCTTAAATGTTCAGGTAGGCGAGGTTGTCGAACTTGCCGTGGGCCTTGCACTTGACATCAACCATCTCCAGAAGCGTCAGGAGCGCGCCGAGATAGCCAAACTGGCCGTTGGCCAAAGTGCTTTCAAACCCGGTGAAGTGGAAGGATGCACGCTCATGAATGTAGAGAGAGAGGTAGTCAGTGTTGAGGAGATAGAGGGTGCCCTCGGGACAATAGGGGTCGGGATAAAATGGCACCCCGGCGATATCAAGGGCCTTGAACAGGGCTTCGACCTTGCCCTCGCTGAAGGAGGAATTGGGGGTGACGTTGTAGCGTTCATTCGGGGTAAAATCTTGCGCCAAATTTGTCCAAGTTCCAAACCCCATGAGCCCCATCTTGGGGGTCTCGCCCGTAACCTTCGTCACCTGGCTGATGTATTGCAACATCAAATTCCTGGTGGGGGTGGTAGCCGAGGAGTTGTGGACGTAAGTTGATTTCCAAAACGCATTGTTGGTTCTGGATAGACCGCCGTAGCTGGCGGCGAAGGTTCCGTCATCCACCGCCGCCGGCAACCCAACCATGGACTGGGTATTGGCGATGTTGTTGTACATGTCGGTGGAGAAGCGGTCTAATGTAACGTTGGTGGCGTCGTTCATGCGCGCTTCGATCAGCGGCACTACCGAGTAGTCCAACTGGACCAAGCCCTCCATTCCTAGGAACGGAATGGCGGTGAGATACCCTTTGAGGTCGAATTCCGCGTTCTGCAAACCAGGCGTCACACCAGGCTGGTTGAACGATCCGTCATAGCCGATGTTCTGAATCGTCACCATGGGGTTGCCCTGGAGGGGAACCGTGATGGGTGACAAGCCGCCGGAGGCCACCTGAGCGTGGGAAAGCATCGCCGCCATCCACGGAGTGGACTTCCAAAGTTGGACGAACACCTTGGGAATGAAGGCTCGACGGGTGACAGCCGCCAATTCCGCAGCTATCGCGCCTTGCGCTGGAATAATGCCTTGACCGAATACCGGCACATGAGCCTCCTACTGTTATTGCCGCCGGTTATCGGCCGGCGCGAAATTCATCAATGATGGCGTAGGCAGCATCCGAGGCCGCTTTTTCCGGGTTTTGCAGCAGGCCAGGGAGGTTTGGAAACTCCCAGATTTGCCCGTGACGCATCTTGTCGCGATTGGATGGCTTCGAGGGAGCAATATCGGCGGCGTAGACCTTGGCGGCGGCCTCGTAATCGTTGAGTCCGTACTTCTTCATCACGCCGGTTTCGATTTCCTTGACCTGATCCTCGGTGTATTTCCCCGAATTGATCAATTTGTTGCGCTGGTTGCGCGCATTTCGCTGCGCCTGCTCCGCTTTGGAGCGGATTTCCTTCTCTTCCTGCTCTCGCTTGAACTGCGACTTGAAATCTTCGAACTGAACATCGGCCGGAAGGCGGTAATTCGGGTCCACCTTCTTCATTTGCTTGAGAAAATCGTTGCGCGTATTAGGGTCGCCGGCCAGTTTCATGGCCAGTTGCCCCAGAGATTGCAGAACTTCAGGTGTGACAGCCATGTTAGTACCCATCTTTGAGTTTGATGCCGGCAAGACCGGGGTAACCGGACGGATTGCCGTAGTTCTTGGCCTTAGAGGTGTCTTTGAGGTTGCCGGTCGGGAACGCTTTCTCGAAATTGCGATTGATTTCGACAATCATCTTGTCTGACGTGCCCACCATGTAGCCCTTGCGGCCGAACGGATTGATGATGCTGTCGGCCTCGGCGGTGTCTTTGGCTTTCTCGGCCATTAGATCGGCTTGCCCTTGCGGGTGAGGTCACTCTTCTCCAGGGACAGCGGCCGGTCGGGCGCCATCACCTTGGAGGCGGACGAGAACCCGCCGTACTCAGAGAAGGACGCGACGTTCTGGAACATGCCGTTCTTGGCTTTTCGGGTGCCCATGTCGCCCGAGGAAACCTTGGGGCGAAGGTAGTTATATTCTGCCAATGTAACCTCCTGTTATGCGCCGCCGCCGGGCATTTCCATCGGAGCCATTGTCGGGGCGCCGATGCCGGGGCGAGGTGTGATTCCGGGGGGAGGCGCTGCACCACCAATGCCGCCACCCTTTGCGGCTTGCGCCATCTGGGTGGCGACAGCCGGGGCCATCGCGCCGTCCTGCTCCTTGCCGAAGTTTGCAGTGAGGGCTCTCACGGCGTTGATCAACCCGTTGTACTTCTTGCTGGCGATTGGGTAGGCGAGCAGCGCCTTGTGCAGAGTTTCAATCGCAAACTTTACCTGTGCGTCTGCCGCCGCTTCTTTGCCTGCTCCTTCCCCGGGGGAAAGCGCGGGCGACGATCCTGGACCAGTCGGCCCACCGGCCGGATTTCCCGGCAACGCCGGCCTGGGCGGCAACATGCCGCCGGCTGTCATTGGTGGTCGAGGGCCGAAAGGAGGAGACATTCTTGCTCCAAAACTAATTCGTTTTTGAGCAATACGCCTAAATGGGGGAGCTTGTCACCGCGACGGTCGACAAACAAAAACCCCGCCAGGGGGGACAAGGCGGGGTTCTCGCGTCCGTGGGGACTGACAGGGTTTGCGTTTAGCGCCGCCTGCCGCGTCGGTGCCGCCTAGCCATGGTGACCTCCATTTTGATTACCCGTCATTGCGGGCGGGAGTTTCTACCAGGACATTCAACTACAGAAATAGCCGGGGCGCAACGCGACGAACGACGCTATTAAGCCGCCTTATGCCCCTTCTTGTCGCCGCCCATCGCGGCCTGCTGCTGGGCCTTCTGCACTTCCGCCTTCACGCGCTTGCGCAACTGATGAATCAAGTTGTCGGCGTTGGGCGGGTTTAACATGCGGATCAGTTGCTCGCGATCAATCGCCTGGGCCTTGAACAAGCCGGCGGCCTGTTCCTTGGCCTCGTCAGCAAACAGGGGCGAGTGGCTGTGTCCCGCCACCCTGATCTTGAGTTTGGACTCTGCCATCAGGGCCGGGATCAACTCCTGTCCGGTGTCGGTCATCATGCGGACATCGGAGTTCTTCTGGATCAGTTTAATACCAATGTCGGCTATCTTGACGAGGGGCTGTTCGAGCCCTACCGCCACTTTGCGAATTCGGCCGGAACCGGTCGTCGCCAGTTGTTTAGCATGACCGCGACCTCGGACGCCCGATGTGCCTTGGCCGGTGACCGTTTCAGTAAGCCCACTCGCTTCCAGGAAGATTTGCCCAATTTCATTGAACTCACGGAATAGGTCTTCCGGCATGGGCGGCTTGAGTTCATCCACTTTCGCGCCCGGGACCATATCCATGACCCACGAGCCGGGACCGCCGAGCGCCTCGGCCTTTTCGTCACTAAGCCCCATGAAGCCAGAAAAGACCTTGGCAGGATCCACTTGCCGTTCCAGTATATCGCTAATTTGCTGGAGCCTTTCGTTGGTCCAAACTTGTAGGGGTATGAGACGGTCACTATGCGCCTCACCCCAAAAAAAGTTGTAGAGCGAATACGGCTTGACATGAATGAACGGATGCTCCTGCTCCAGGAATATGTTGGACTTGCCCTTGTACTGCTTGCGCACGCTGTCGAGCGAGGTGGCGCGTCCTAGAGCGGCGATGGTGTCGCGCGAGTCGGACAGTACCCCGTCCACGCCGTCGCAACATGTAAACAGGGCAAAGTCCTCGGTCACGTCATCCCAAACCCAAACCTCATGGAAACGAACCATAGGATTGTCGCTGTTGGGCTCGTAGGTAGCTCTCGGCTCGTAGTCCACGGTGGCGCGCCCCATCATGGCGCCCGATAGGTTGGGGCCTCCGGTGGCCGATATGAGGAGGTTGGCTAGGACCGGGGGCATCTCGTCGCTAAATTGCCCCGGACGGGCCGCCATCTGCTTGATGAGAGGCTTCTTCCCTGCCCGCAGCAACCTCTGTACCGCGTTGTCCCAATTGATGGAATAGGAATGGACAAACGCTTCCTGGCTGTCGAGTTCCGGCTCCGACTCGTCATAGACCGAGAAGTCGTGCGGGGCAAACAGCCGGCCGAAAAGCTCACCCCTGGCGTTGTTCCACCCCATTTTGATGAACATCGAGTCGAACACCAGGGACCACAGCAGGGCGTCATTGAACATGTAGGCGATGCCCGAATCCCTGAACACATCGTTCCACTCATCCTCCATGGACATAATCTGCGCCACGATCTCGTCGGAGGAGTTGCGGGGGGCCGCGATGTTGAACCGGCAATGGTCGGCCGCGTACAGGAAGGAGGCCACCAGGTCGGTATGGGCCTGGAGCCTGTTATACTTTACTTCGACACTGTAGTCCGAGGTGCCAAACATGAAGTACCTCTTTCTGCGGAGATACAGGGCATCTCGGTCGCGCTTTGAGGATAGGCAAGTGTCAAGAATGGACTGCACCTTGTCGTCGCGGTCTTTGCCGCCTTTGATGTTGCCGCGCGGGATTATCATTTGGTGCCTCGGTGGATGGCCTCATATTTAGGGACCATCCCGGTGGAGTTGGGCGACTTCTCGCTCACCTGAGTTTTGACCCCCAATTTGCCGGCCGCAATCGGCAGTTTGGCGGTAACTCCGGTAGGAGCACATATGGACGCAGGGTTGCCGGCGGCGTCAAGCGGTAAATCGACGGACCACCCGGCCATGCCGGCGGGCTGGAACTTCATGGTCTTGCCCGGGGTCACCACCGGGTTGACCTTGGGCGCCGTAGACTCGTGCCTGCGCGGGGAGCGGTAGTTTTTGTCGCCGTAGGCGGCCGTCAACTGGGAAACAGTGCGGTCTATCTCCTTGGTTCTGTCTGATCGCAGCGCCACCGGCCTGGGCACCCATTGCACGCGGATGCCGCCGCACCTGGGACAGGGCGGGTGGTCACCCTCGCCATCCCATTGGTGGAGACAGTGTTTATTGAGACAAATCCAAGACCGGATGATCATGCCGCTCTCCTGGA